CAAACCCATCTGTATTACTATCATTCTTAAAAGTTATAAATGTACCAATGCCAGCTGCTGCTTGCATAAATAAATTCCCACTAAGAATTCCGCTTGTTGCCGTAACACTACTCGAAAACGTGGCGGCCCCATCATTTGCAATATTAAATCTTTGTATTGGTGTTACTACATTGCCAATTGTAGCACCTCCAAAAGTTTGAAAGGTAAACGCTCCACCGTTCATTATTAATCTACCACCTGCCCCACTTTTTGCAATGATATTAGTGCCATCATAAATTGAACTAAAAAATAATTGTAAATTATTATTAGAAAATGATGCTAATTCGTGATTTGAATTATCTATAAATATAGGTGCGTTTTGATTTAGATTTCCGCTAAACGTTGCACTCGTACCGCTTAAAGCTCCAGTTAATGTGCCTCCGCTTAAAGGTAGGTAAGAGGATAAATCAGAAGTTAAGGCAAGGGTACCAGTTGCACTAGGTAGCGTGTAAGTATAACCCGATAAATTGCTAATAGTAGAACCTAAAGTAAGCTGACCGCCTACGTATGTGGTGCCAGTAATTGTAACCGCACCAGTCGCATAAATAGCATTACCTACACCCGATTGAGTAATGCTTAAAGCGTGATATCCACTATTCTGATTAATAGTAATAGCAGATTCAGAGCTTGAACCAGTAGCGTATAAAGTAGGTGTATTAATCCTATCGCTATAAGTTGCTCCGCCAGCATCAGTAAAACTAATTTTATTAGTTCCGTTCTTTTGAATCAAGAAAGGAATAGCACTAGAAGCGGTTTCGTTATTTATTATAATACCGTAACCTGCACCTGAGTTATTTACTCGAATACCTCTACCTGAGCCGTTATTTACTAGCACCCCATCAACTAAGGTTGAAGTTGTAAATTCTGCTCTAGTTCCTATTAAAGTTCCAGTTAATGTTCCCCCGCCTAAAGCTAGGTAAGTCGAAGCCGCGGCGCTGGTAGTTAAATAAGTATTTGTATCGTAAGAGATAGTGCCTCCCGTAGATTTAACGAAACCAGTTCCAGAAAGCGCCGCTTGTTTAGAATTAAAAGTTGTCCAGTCCGCAGAGCTTAGATATCCATTCTGAGAACCCGTAGCCACTTGAATACCAAAGGCGCCAGTTCCAGAATTATAAGTCAAAGGAGACGAAGCAGAGAGCGCCGCTCTCGCCCTGGTATCTGTAAACCATTTATTAGTAGGACTTACTAGCTCCTGGATATCGTCAGTATCTAAAACCACTGCACCCACTAAGCTATTAACCGAACTAACCCCCGAACCTATGGCAGTGCCTAGATCCGAAATAGTAGTCTTGAATAGCTGACCAGTTGAAGGATCAGCGATCGGGAATAAATCAGTCGTAAGAACTGAGGGCTTGCTGGTTAATTGACTTACTTTTTTATTTGCCATTAGTTAGGATAATTAAAATCTGTTGGAACTTGACATCTGTCTGATAACATTGGGAATGAAACGCTTACATCTGCCTTCACTCCTGCTAAATAGTCTTCTTCTTTCTCTGTGAAAAACTCAAGCGATACCTGATCACCGATCTCCCAGTCAAACTTTGGATATCTCATCATTGAGATGATATCCTGCGCGATCAATAACTGATCAGAAAGGACCTCATTCTCATTTGACTCGTCTTGTAATTGACGATCCAGGAAGAACAAAGAGAAATCTAGGTTCAATGATTTGCCAGAGATCGACGATCCAGTCAATGAAAAGAACATCGCTGGATAGATATTGTCAGTCTTTAAAAACTCCCATACATCACCAAAGTAAACCGTGTTTATCTGCTCATGTGCTAAGCCTAAATCACTTATTAGTTTGATTGTTTGATTTAATGTCAGTTGCTTGATTGCCATTTGTTTGGGAAGCCAGGTAAACCTGGAGTTTTTTAATGTTTTTTGTGCTATACGCTTTCGGCATCTTTTTATTTTTTAGCAGAGACCATTTTCGCCCTGGTATCTTTCTTCGAAACTCATAGGCTTACACTCATAAGGATCGCCTAACCAGATTGAAGCCTGGTAAGCGTCACGCTCTGGCTTTACAATATCCACACCTGATCCGTAGTTGACATATTCTTGGAACTTGTCAGACGTAGAAGATACCTGCTTAAGGTGCTTAATCAATCTCTGTGTGTAAAACTCAGCGCGTGTACGATATCTGTTAGCGACATCGATCAGATCCTGCATGTTTGGCGTGTCTGTGTTATCGCTGGTCTTGCGAACTAATCCTTTATTGTAGAATTGATATGACAATCCCACTGGAAGCTCAGATAGCGTGTAATAAACTAAGGCGTTAGTGATGAAATTATCTAGTAAGTCCACCTCGTCAGTCGTTAGGTTATTATTATCAATACCGTCCTGAAGGCGATTGTACAAAGCCGTCCCTAAAGCAGGCAAGATGTACATGTCCTGCGCCGCAAGAACTTCTGGCAAAATAAGTTTATCATCTACATTAGAATGAAGAGCTGATCTTTCCTTGATCGTGTTTACGTTTATAAAGCAGATATTTTTCATTCCTTAGTCTTTTTTTATTACCACTTGAGAAGCCCAGACGTGACGGCAAGAAGGAGAATGTTCTCCGTCTGGCATTGTCCACCAGCCACCTCTGCGATCAAACACTGAATAACCCAGGCGTAAACTGATCGCTTCGATCTCTGCCCTGGTATAAAGTTTATCTAGTTGCATCAAGCGCGCACAGAATTGACGCGATGGATGATCAGCAGAATTTCTCTGAGCTACTGGGATCGATGATCTCCACTCATAAGAATAACGGACCATGAAGCTCTTTGTTGATGGCTTAGTGTCAGTGATCTCAGATAGGGGAGAAGTCAAGATTCTCTCGACGGTTCCTTTTACATTTGTGGACTTGATCAATCCGCGCTCTTCCAAGCTATCCATGATTTTATTAATGATCCCTAGATCCGTTTTTACGGTCCCAGCGATGATCTCTGGAGTGATTCTCTTATCCTTCTGGATTAAGTCCAAGACATTCGCTTCTAAACGCGTTAATTCTTGTGTAGCGAAGTCCAAATTAAGCGACTCTTCTAAGTCATTAGGTAAGTCAGAGAACGTGTCTCTTGATCGAAATATCGAGTAATTAGATTTGCTTTCTCCAAACTGATCAAAGATCGAGATCACATCGTCTTCGCTAAACTTAAAAGCGCCTGCTTGCACTGGTGCAGTATCTAAAGAAGAACCGCCTTGCTCATCTTTCAATCCTACTAAAGCACGGACCTCATTCGGAGTCATTGACTCAAGAACCTTGTTCGCTACTAAAGGAGACAAGCTATTGATCGCGTCGATCACATCCTGAGAAGTTCCAGAAGTCTTAGCTTCTAACTTAGGAGCTCCAAGTTTTTCACGAATCTCATCCTTAGTTAGGTTTTGCGCGATCGTAGCCTCAGAGAACTCCATGCCGATCGGCTCGACTGGGATTATTTGTAGCCCATCGATAGCACCGCGTAGTTTGGCAAGTAGACTGAATACTTGTTCCTGATATATTTGCTTATCATTGACATAAGTGTTTTTAAATATCTCATAAGAATCGCGCATTTGCTGGCGTGATCCTAATTGTCCAGGAGTTGCAATACCAAATAAATCTGGAGACGTGATCTGGTGTCCAGCATACACATTTTTTTCGATGATCTTATCGACATTCTGGAAATCTTCCTTCGTAATGTCAGAAGCTCCTAGGTCCTCAATGATCGGCTTTCTTGAAGCATCGTTCACAAAGGATAGAATAAACTTCTTGCCATCGGATCCAGAGAAACGATCAGTAAATTTGCGCTCTACCTGGCGTTTTTCTTCGTCTTGTGGTTCACCATTAGGAAGCGTGATTAACTTTGAAGCACTAAATCCAGTCTGCGCGTTACCTAAAACGTGCTTAGAAACCTCGATGTCTGACTCGATGTAGTTCAAAGCACCTAAATAACCAGGTAAAGAATACGCCGAAAGGTTAGGACGGTATTCTTTTAGGTACAAAATCTGGGTTCCTACTGGTAGTTTTTCGTTGAAAGCGTTATAAATATCACGCTTGTACTTACTATCTTGCCAATTTTCACTATACCAGAATTGTGTATTGTCTTCGTTTGTGCGAACTTTTGTATAATCTAGGTGATAGATCTCTGCAATTTGTCCAGCTACCTGGCTCCAGATAACCTGAAGATAAGCACCTCCGAATAATTCGACGTCAGTTGATACCTTTTTTAGAATATCATTTAAGGATTCAAACTGGTTTGGTTTGTCAATAAACTCCTGAGCTACTAAATCATTCTCATCTACTGGCTTAAATCCGTTCCCAGTGATGTAATTTACCTTGCTCTTTACGATCGCGTTGTGCTTGGCAGACTTATTAAACAATTCCACCAGGTAATCTGGGTAATCATTCTTTTTTCCGAATTGAATGTAACCGCCATTTTCACCTTTTTTCTCGATGTATTCTGGCTGCCTTGCTTCTGCGAAGGTTAGGACATTTAAAAAATTGGTATTGCTCATATATCGCGAACCTTGTAAGTGTTATTCGTTTGGTTGTATGTGGTGAATTCAAATTCAGTCGAATTCTTTAAAGACATCTGTCCAGATTCTACTAATCCAGTAGCTAAAGCAGGATCTAAATTTGAGCTTGATGCTTGCTCATAGATCGAGTAATTAAACTCCCCACTAGGCATGTTTGCAAAGTGTGTATTAACTACGATATTAAACGCGTTGTAACGGTCCTTAAATCCAGACAGATCGCTGGATCCAAGGACTACGAAAGCGACGTTTTGATCAGTCACTCTGGACGTGAAATAGAATAGAAAATTTGCACCCGATAGGGTTTGTTTTTCCTTCAGAGTTAAAATAACTTTTTCGGTCTGTCCTTTAGTCAAGTGAATCATCGATATTAAATAGCAAAGGATTATTTTTTTATTAAACAAAAAAAAGAGGAGGCGATGAGCCTCCTCCCCGTCTAACCAAACGACTATCGTATTATGCAGTTAATCCTGCGATAATGTTTGAAGCTACTTCTGGAGCCAAAGAAGACTCAGAAGCTGAGAAAGTTAAAGTGTATCCAGAGCGATCTCCTTGAGCCGTTCCAGTTGCACCGTTACCTCCTGATAGGTTCAATCCGTGGACCTTACCTAAGAACCAGTATTTGCCATTATTGTCACCTACGACCGCTAGCAAAGTGTTCTGTGCTAACAAAAGAATTTCGTTTCTTGTGTTAGCTTGCAATTTGTTAAGAATGATTGATAATTCTTGAGCGTAGAATACGGTCCCGTTTTGCACGTTAGCGTTAATGTTCTCAGTTAAAGAAGAAGTTCCTGGAACTAATTCATATTTTCTAAAAACCTTACCGCTTCCCTTAGTGATCGCAGTGATTACACCGCTCGCCTCAGTCGTGCTAGATACGTTACCTTTTTCAATGAAATACACTTCCGTGATTCCGCCTAATGAATCTCTGCAATCTAAGGAATATCCTTGAGTTAATGCGCAAGCCATTATTTTTAAATTTAAAAGGTTAAAATTAGGGGAGTCCAATCCAATGGAAGCTCCCCGAACTTATTGGTAAGAATTAAGCTAAAATGAAATCTACCATTTCAGCAGGGAAAGCGATTTGAACGCCAGCCTTGAACTCAGCTACGAAGCGAACTTGATCTGCTTCTTTAGCGAAGAACAATTCGAAACGCTCTTGCTCATCTAATAAGTCAGTTCCGTAGAACATATTAGAAACGCGACCACCATAGATCTTAGAAGTTCCATTCAAACCTTGAACTGCTACCACTTTGATAGTAGTACCTGGAAGCATCATTTCAGAATCTGCCTTACCATCGAAAGTGTAAGCGAATAAATTCGCGTTTTTCAATGCGATAGTGTAAGTACGGAATACGTCCATTCCTACGAAGATAGTTGCATCATCCTTAGCTACGATCTCAGCAGGCAAAGCCTTGTAAACTGCATCGATAACTGCGATCACGTTTGAAGTAGTGATACCAGCAGAAGCAGCTAAAGGAGTACCGTAGTAAGTAGTAGTGTTAGCGTGGATTACTGAAGCAGAAGCAGCAGCGATTAACTTAGCGAAACCATCAAACTTGTTTAAGTTTCCGTTAGCTGAAGCAGTATCACCTTGCCAAACTGCAATCTCTAATTGAGAAGCGATCTTGTCAGCTTTACGTTGTGAGTATTCAGCAGCAAATACCGTTGAATCATAAGATGATCCAGCAGGTAATGCCTTCTGTAAATACTTAGCTTCTAAGTCTTTTGGACATAAAGCTTCGTTTACCTTAATTTTACCTACCGTCAATGTACGTTGAGTGAAAGTAGTTGTACCAGAAGCGTTGAATCCGCAAGATGAACCATCTTGGAAGAACGCGTCAGTGTCCATGATATTAACCGTTTCAGCAGACTTTACGCCTAACATAACGTTTCCTTGATCCTTGATCAAAGAGATTGTTTTTGCACCTAATACAGATGAAGCTACTAATTGCGTAGCGTTCTCTTCTGTATAGTTAGCCAATGAAGATACTACAAATGCCATCTTTTTGTTTGTTAAATTGTTATTTTAAATTTTTTACTTTAGTCAAAAATCTCTCGATTTTATCTTCTCTTTTCTCTACTTGTGAGAAAGAATTTTTTGGTGCCTGGATAGGTCCAGCGCTTGGAGTTGAAGCAAGTCCCAAAACTACGTCTGATAGATCATTGATTGCTTGAGAGAATTTACCCTCGATAGATGCGATCTTCGCTTTCAATGCCTCATTCTCTGCTTGCAGATAAGAGATAGTTCCGTTCATTTCTTCAAACTTGTCTGATTCCATTGGCATTTCTGCCTCTGGTTCCTCAATAGGTTCAGCTTCTGCCTGAGGTGTCTCAATGCCTTCTACCTTACCTCCTACGATCGTGATCATAGTACCGTCTACTAATTCATGCTCACCGTCTGGTGCTGGCGATGAATTACCGCTTTCATCCACTAACATCGCCTCAGCTCCAATCTCTAAACCGCTCAAGTCAATCTTAGATCCGTCTTTTAGATCGTAAGTTTCAAAAGCTAATTCTGCGACTGGTGCCTCTGGTTCGCTAGTCTCTACCTGATCGACTTCAAATTCTGAAGCCAGCATCAAGCGGATTTTTTCGATTCCTTCTTTTACCGTCATTTTTATTTTGGTTTTTTACTTAACGTATATAAATACCCCAGAAAAAAAACTTTATACTTTACAGAAAAAAAAGTTTAAAAAAGTTTTTTATTATCAAACACTTTCGTATATTTGATATGTAGTCAGAACGACAAAACATCTAAACAATACGATCATGAATGCTCAATTAAAAGAACTTGCCTACGGTGCTGCTTACAATGCTTTCTTCAATAGTCACCGCGCTGATCGCGCTGGACTGAATGAAAACCAGATAAAAATTTTAGACTGGGCAGAACCTAGCCTGGCTGACGCCTACGCTCAGTTGATGGTAGCTAGCGGAGGCAATCAAAAAGAAGCTTTACGAATTATTCAGATTTTATACAAGCCAGAGAATTTGATCAAGATCTTTAAAGCGATCGAAGCTGGCGAACTTGAAGAAATCTTTCCAGGGCTGAACATTTAGCCCTAGAAAAAAAAGATTAAAAAAGATTTTTATTTATTAAATCTTTTATTATCTTTGATATGTAGTCAGTGCGCTACTAATCTATACCCCTTGAAAAATGATTTACTTATTTATTTTACTCGCCCTTGTTTTCCAGATCTTTTTAAACGATCACGTTCAGAGAAACGGAAATATCAGTCTTTAATCTTTTAAACATCTAATATCATGAAAAATTTAATCAGCAAATTCGCCAGTGTTAATGTCGGTCTTGAGATCAATTTAGAAAGAAACGTAGCTTTAGGTAGAAACTTGAGAGCTAAAAGTATTTATGCGAAACCAGTTTTCAATTATAGATTCAGAGACGCTGATCAGATGATCGCCTGGCTTGAAAAGTTCTTAGCAAATCGCCTGGCGATCAAAGCTTTGGAGGAGGAAAGAAAGGCAGTGAGAAAGAAAGCGCTTGAGGTTAATCCGTTCCAGGTTGGTCAGTTGATGTATGATAGCTGGGGATATGAGCAGACTAACATTGATTTCTACCAGGTAGTCGAAGTGAAAAACAAAAGCGTTGTGCTTCGTCCGATCCAGGGCAAAATGATCCCAAGCGAAGGATATAGCAGTATGGCTGGCCTAACTGCCCCAGTTAAAGATAGTTTCTGTGGCGATCCGATTTTGAAAAAAGTAAACGCCATGGTAAGCGGAGGCAATCCTCACCACTACTTAAAAAGTGAACATGGCTGGATGAGCGTTTACAACAAAGGAGATCAAGGAGTTTATTGTAGTTGGTATGCTTAAAAATAAAAATATGAAAAGTCAATTAATCAGCAAAGCCAGGGAACTGGCTTTTGCTTATCACAAAAATCAAATGTATGGAGATAATCCATATTCTGATCACCTACAAATGGTTGTTAATTTAGTCAGAATTTATTCTGTATTGGTCCCAAAGGAAGATCTTGAAGACGTCATTTGTGCTGCTTATTTACACGATATCTTAGAAGATACCCTATGCACCCAGGACGAAATTTTGCGCGCCTTAAATCCAAGGATTTTATTACTTGTCAAACTGCTAACAAAAAACGGATCAGATCCAGAAAGCTATTTTAAGCAGGTAGCTCAGGATAATCTAGCGATCTTTATTAAGGTTTGCGATAGGTTTGCTAATATAGCGTGTTGTATCAGAGATGACAATGATGATAAACTAGCTAAATACAAAGAGCAGAATCCTACATTTTATAGAATCCTGCTCCGTGAAAATTACAGATATTTATTTGATCAGATCAAAGATTTTTTTGATCAAGATTAGTAAGCTAAATACTCAGCCTCGCTGATCTCTTTACCACCTCCGTGGATCGCCTCCATAGCTAAGTCGGTGTTGAATGCTAATTCGTATTCATCACCGCCTTTTCTTTTAGCGATGTAATTGGGATTTTCTGGCAAGCTTTTGATGACCAGGTCTTCGCTTTCTAAAAGCAAATAAACTGGCTCGCTATTTAAGCGATTGTATAAATTCATTATCTCACTCATATACACAATATATAAAATTTATTTTAGAAAGCAAAGTTTTTATAATAATTTCTTGACTGATTTTTTAGGTCCTCTACTTTTTTAAGATCAGCAGGTGAAGCACCCTTCACATTTAAGACTCTAATTTCTTCGTAAAGCTTGTGACCTTGTCCACCTGGTAGTCCAGTTTGCTTCGCGATAGCGTCATATTTTTCGTTTCCTAAAACTGCTCTAGCGCTTGCTTCTGATTCCTTAGCGTAGATCATTGCAGGTGTGTTGATCTGCATCTCAGCCATGGTCCCGTTTTCTGTCTTGTAGTTTGCAATCATTCCAGAATAACCGAAGAACTGATCACCTTCCTGGATCTTAATCCTACCTCCGTTCTCTGGGCTAAATCTTGGATCTGATTTGACTAAGTCTCTAGCTGATCCGATTTTGTCTCGATCAATTACTACGGTGTTCCTAACTGCATCTTTGATTGCTCCAACATTACCAGCCTCCTCGTCATTTACCTTGCGCAAAATACTATCTTCAGATTTTAAATTGATTGGAGTTACTACGCCTCCAAGTTTTTCCGCGTATCCTTTGCCTACCTTATCTACTTCAGAAGCTGAAGCTTTAGCGCCTTCCATCAATTTAGAAACTCTGGCATCTCCTTTTTCTACCTTTGCGATTTTAGGAATTCTACCAGCTCCTTTCGCTTCCTTATCTGCTCCACCTTCTGGACGTCTTCCACTACCTGGACCACCGAACTCAATCTCATATAGGATCCCTGCGATTTTAGACCAAAGTTTTTCTTCTATACTCATCGTCTTTGGCTCCTTCTTGTAATTAAACATTCCTTCGACGCTAAAGCCTTTAAATTCTCCAGACTTAACCTTTCCCCATACCTCATCATTATCGACTGAATAAGAGGCAAAAGCGGAGCCATCAGGTGCATCCTCAAAACCTTTCATAGGTTTAATACCTCTTGACTCATCTGTGATCCAGCACTCAAACATTGTCACACCATCTACTACCTGATTAGGATCGTGCATCAAATTCACATTTGACGTGTATCCCTTCTGGAACATTTTCTTAACTATCTTATAGATCGTATCCTTTGGGAATGAAACGAAGTACTCTTGTCCGTTATCATTGCGATAGATCGGTGTGTCTGCTAGCATGATAGGACCAGAGATGATTCGACGCTCTTCATCCTGGATCTCAAAATTTAATCGATCTGCTTTGAATCTTAGGAAGTTTCTCTCGATCGCTGGTCTATCCACCAAAGCGACGAAGTCCACCTCTGATCCATCCATTAGATCCTCATTAATTTCTAGCAAGTAAATAGGTAAATTCATTTTTTATTTATTTAAAATCTTGAAGCTTTTTCTATTCTCTGGATTCTTTGCTGAGATCCAGTAATGTCGCTTTCTACGACGTAAGCCCTTGTGACTACATTTGAAATTGTATTAAGTGACTTTTGATCTAAGGCAGTTGGTACTGGTTCCGATGCTCTTGGTGCAATCGGAGCTCCAGCTCCTGCGCTTGGTGCTGATCCCAGGCTAGGCGCCGTTCCTCCTCCTGATTGACCTGGAACCTGAACCGCTAAGATGTTCTGAATTGATTTGTATCCAGAAGCTAAAGCAAGCCCAGCATTGATCGGAGCTAGCACTGGTCCTACAAAAGGAATTCCGATTGTAGATTCATAGGCTTTCTGAGCTGATACGATCGCGGATATAGTTGCAGAAGCTACTGCCATGGCTTTACCTGCTGCAGTCTCTTGACCTAATAGATTGGAAAGGTTTGCTAATGTGTCAGCAGTCGCAGATGCTGCGGCGATTTTAGCTTTTGCCTCTTCTTGAGCTAATTTCTTTTTTGCCTCAGTTGCTTTCTTCTCATCTGCTACCTGCATCTGAAGCGTAGCTCTGTTAGTCTGAACCGTTTCTTCTGCTACGTCAGACATTTTTTCCAGCGATTGTTGGTCAAACTTCTCCTGGATCTTAGCGAGCTCCTCTTGTCTTGCTGATTCCACCTCAGCTAGATCACCACCAAACTTGACACGTTCTTCGTAAAGCTTGTCATATTTCGCCTGAGTTGCTTCGATCTCTTTCTCTTGATCGCTTAAGAATTTATCAGCATTTCTATTAGCGATATTTTCATCTTCAGCATTGATCCTCGCTTGATTTTTTTCGTATTCTGAACGTGCATCTTCTGCGCCTTTGCGAAGATCCTCAAGACGTTTTTTCTCTGCTGCTAGCTCCTTGTCTCTAGCCTCTTTATTTTGCTGAGCTACTTTCTCATGACGCTTCGCATTTTCATCGATTACAGATTTATTATATTTTGCATCGATTACGACTAGATCAGTTTTTAATTCACGAAATTTCTTCGCCTCCTCATCTGATAGCTTGCCAGTCGTTTTTAGTTTTTCGCGAAGGACATTTAGATCAGTGTTTACGATCTGTTTTCTTTTTTCAGATAGCGCCTTTTCTCCAGCTCCAGAAGCTTCTAGGATTTTTAATTCTGATTCAAGACTTTCTTTTCTTTTAGCTGAAGTTTTCGTGAATTTCTCAAGCGCTCTGTCTGCTTCATTTGTGATCCCTACAAAGTCGGTCACTTTCTCCACTATACCAGAGAAGATCTTACCGACATTAGCCAGGCCAGGGATAGCTTTCAAAACCGCTTCCTTGATTGCGTCAAAGTTTGCGACAATTAATCCCAGGGCAATAGCAAAAGCACCCACACCAGTGGCAATCAAAGCGCCTCGCATAGTAGTGAATGCAGAGATCGCTGCCGCTTTCATAGAAGCAAAAGCACTCAAGACGTTTGTCTTGATCACTAGCCCTAAGTTCTTAAAGCCATCGATTGAGCTAAGGACAGTATTAAGTCCTTCAGATAACGCCAGGGCTCCCTGGACTTTTAAGAGTTGCTTCTCGACCTCAGCAGATTCCACACCTACTAGAGCCAGAGCTCCCTGGGTTGCAGCAAAAGCACCAGCCACGCCCTGGATCGATTGACCAAACGCCTTGAATTTAGCGTCTGGATCAAAAGCCTCGATAGTTGCTTTAGCGTCACCGATTCTGTCCTTGAGTTCTGCCGCTCTTTTGGCAGCGTTCGCGATCTCACCAGCAGAAGCTCCAGCAGTATTCTGGAGTTTTACTAATTCCATCATCGCCTCGCGAAGTTGCCCTCTGAGACTCTTGGTGTCTGCTACTAGGTTAATACCTACCGTTTCATTTACTGCCATTATGCGTATGTTAATTCAATCACTCTCAATAGTTCTACTTGGGTAGTCTTTGGAACGCTAGGGTTAAAGTCATTGACTTTGTTTAATCTCCAAAGCGCGCCATCGATCAAGATAAGCTTTGCAAAATCTAGCGAATAGATGTCTTGCAAGTCTAGGTATAAATAGCAAGTTAGGAGCTTACTATCTTTGTTGATGATCTCAGCTAAATAGTCCCCCCAGAATGACGTGAATAAATTCGCGCTTGGGTATTGAACCGATAGAGAGAATAGCAATTCTTTAGGAACCCCAAAATTAATATCTTTTGTTGGTGCCGTCGGATGATCTATGTGTCCAGCGTAGCCGTAAGAAGTGTATTCTGGACCGACGTTTCCAGATCCCTGGGCATAAGGTTCCTTTAATCTCCATCCAGTCACACCAGTGATCTTCTGGAATTGCATAATTCGGATATTTGAATCACGGCTTTCCTCTACATTATCCGATAAATCAAATATAGATGCACAAAGCTTATCGTCTCCCGTTCTTTTTACCAGGACAGAAGGGCTAAAAATGATCTGAATGTCTGTTCTATCCTTCGTAAACTGGAAGCCAGTGTCCTCTTTTCTATCTCCGTAGCTCTCAGAATACTTTTTATTGTACCTTTCGTTGAAGAAATCATCGTCTTCTGTGTACATAAAGTCATAGAAGCGCGCGTTCAATTCGCTCATGGGCTTAATTGTAACCTCTTGAGAGTAGTCTACCTTGTCGCTCCAGTCTACCGCGTTAGATACGGGATCCTCTAATAGGACCAATCCAGTCGTATCTCCTGGCTGACCATGCAAAAGTAAATCTCCAAAGTCATCGATCTTAATAAACCCTCCACCGATCTGATAGAAGTCGATGAACGGCTCGATCATTATATGCTTATCCAGGGATTTATCCTCGTAAACGTAAAGGTTAAACATTCGACAGATCGAGATGAAAAAATCCTTTTGAAGAATTCCTTTAGGCAATAGGTTAGGCATTGATAAGCTAGCACCATAACCAGCCTGCACTGGAACCAAAGCGTCTGACATGAAGTCAAGCATTAAATTCTCAGAGACAAATTCGTAGTTAGGATTCGAGCCTGGATTCGTGGTCACTTCCACATAGATCGTGTCACCATTTGTCAGTGATGCTTCGATCTCCTGGTTAATGTAGAATTCCGTGATCTCGTCATCGTTATCTGCAAGCGTCCAAGATCCGATCACCGTTAAATTCTGGTATAGCTTTATATTAACCTGGCGTTGTGTGATCACGGTCCCGTATCCCTGGAAGGTAAACTTTCCAAGCGTTCCAGTAGTGCCAGTAAAAGTGAACGTATTGCTAGAAGCTACGGTGAACTGATACAGATTTGTTGAGTTGAATGTCAGTAATTCGTCAGGCTGATCGATCGTAATGTTCGCTGCTTGAGCGTTCAAAAGATTCGCGATTACCTGCTCAAGATTCGCGAAATTATTCGGGATAATTAAGGATCTAAAGAAAGTAGTATTAAAGAAATCACTGCTATAAGTGTAGCCTGAATAATCGATTATTTTGTCGATCAATTCATGAACAAAGAAAGCAGGACGAAAGGCGTCCATGTGGTAATTATTACCAGTACCCCCAGCAGGATGCTTGCAGTTTCCGTAATCAATTAAAGGAAAAACGATACCAGTTCCAGAAGCATTCCACGAATTCGCGATATTAGTTTCATTCCAAACTTGGTCATATTGCTGAAAGTAATTAGCTAGCTCAGTATCTTCCAGGGTTTTATTTGCGATCGCGGAGGCAAATCCTCCAAGCTCACCAAACACCGCACACTCGTACTCGATCGCTCCCTTGTTGATCTTGATCTCAAGTAAGCGAAGCACACCTTTAAAAACCTGGATTTTATTTACAAAGATTTTCGCATTTGTCTGCTTAGTTGGATCGAAATTATAACCAACAGATGGCAGATCTGTATTAACCCCGTAATTATTAGCGCTAGTAAGGCTATAAATATGCCCAAAAATTTTATTATTGTTAGCATTGCCTGGAACCGTAATCGTTTTTGAATACGTTGTATTCCTGCTAGAAAAGTCTTTAATATCATCAATCGCCAAATTAAGCTCGAGACCAATGTCCTCGTAAATGTCTAGCCTGCTATTTTCTAAAATTATCTCTGTGATCATTATTTGAATTGGCTATATTGTTTTATTCCTAGGTTGAAGTTTAATTCGTAGTTAAAGATCTTGTCCGAGGTGTTATTCTTTTCCTGCCATGTGGTGCCCGTAAATACTACTGGGTAATAGTTACCACCAAATAGAAAATATATTTCGTTAGAAGCTAAAATTTGAGCTCCTAGGTTATAATCGTCTACGGTCAAATAATCACTTATAACAAGATAGTCGTAATCGATACCAGTCGTGAAGCTTCGAGTGCCACCGTAAAATATGTTCGACGAATCTTTGAAATCCATCGTCTTTGTTGAAGGGTTAATTTCATAGCCTGATCGTGTGTAAGTTTTGCGGTCCATCTTTCTGGATTGACGCGATAGTAATCTAAAAGCAAACTGATCGTATCCTCCAAACTGATTTTGGAAGACAATCTGAATAGGCGTGAATCTAGGAGCGCATGTCTGTGTTATCACAATAGAATCCGATCCAATCGACACGCGATAAGCATACGTTGAAGCCGTGATCTTTGTGGTCCCTAGATAGCTATTGATCGAAGCAGGAGACAGATCCAAAATGATTCCGTGAACTGCTGAAGTCAAGAAGTTAGAACCAGTCGAAGCGCTCCCGTTATTTGATCCATCCTCGTTTAGATTTTGGATCGTAGCAGTTAGCGAACTGGCTAAGTCTGAATTAAAGTAAGTGATCAAGAATGACTCACCAGAAACCACCTTCGCAGATGTGCGATCGCGCGAGGTTAAGAACTTATTTTCATAAGTAGTGATCGGAGTGCGGAAAGGATCAAGTGAGAAGTTCCAGCCCTTGTAAGTTCCAGAAGTTAAATTCGTGTACGTTACACCCTCGTATTCTTCCCCGTATCGAATGCCGTAATCGACATGCAAGAAGCCGTCAGCATTTCTGACAAATCCTGATCCGTCATCGACAAGCTGGCTCTGAAAGTAGTTTCTGACAATAGGGCCGACATCGATGATCCCGAGATCGTTAGTGTCTGGATAAACTTTGAAGCTTGCGACGGTTGCGCTATTAACTTGTACATCAAATACATATTTGAAATTGGATAGTCCTACATTATCCGAACTCACTACGAACCAAAGCGCGTCGTGAGCGGATGTATAACTAGCAGGAATGCTCTCGATAGTGATCGCCATTATTTAAAAGTTTGTTTAATACTTAATGCTATATCTTGACCTAATGCCTTTGATAAATCAGCCTGGAAATCTTCACCAAAGGCAAGCTCGATATTATCTTCAAAGAATCCAGTTCGTGAGATACCTTTGCGCTTTATATTTCTGGCAGTGGCGATCGCTAGACTTCTGATTTTCTCTGTCTCATTTCCGATCTCACCTAGCGTCTTTCTTTTACGTTGTAAGGCAGTTAGGTTCTCTCGCTGGTCTTCATTCCTTATATAGCTTTTATGACGTAAATACCATTTGATAATCGAGTTTATAAAGCCACTAGATAAACGTAAATTCTTAAAGCTATAAGGACTACCAGACGGCTCATGAAATCCTCTAGGAAGCTGGCCCTTAAATCCTCCGATCCCCTTGACACCTTTGTCATTAAAATCGTAATACTCAGACGCTGGATTGCTTCTGTCGTATCCGATCGTGATCGAATAAGATCCACCCTTCTTAGTTAATTGACTAACTACTATGTCGGACAGATTACCAGTGTCGATCTTGCCTCGCTGGGTTAATCTCTTTTTTGCAAGCTGAATGAATTTAAGCGCCGCCTGAGACATGATCGTCTCGACTGCATTAAGTTGCACGTCTCCACCTTTGGCGATACCGCCTGGATCGAAACTAGAACCTAAAGAAGCCTGAGCCTGGCTAATGCTTTGCATACGCTTGTTTTATTTGTTCGCGATCATGCGCGGTTTTACTCTTCAAATATGCCAGGTCATTAAGTGCCTGAATCGTGGATAGATTGTAAACCTCATCCAGTTTTATTTTTTCGTGTTCAGCGATGAGCGTAGCTTGATAAATCCATCCGTAGCGTCGCATAAATCCTGAGCCATTTTCTCGGCCTCCTCTTCCGTCATCCCCGCCTTCATTGACTCCGTCTTGAAATAGCCCGCTAAACTCTTTATCGAGTCGCTGAACACTTGACAAAAAAAAACTATCGATCCATAAACCTGCTCGAATGGCGCTTCCAAAAGATCCTCAGCGTAATCCTCGTGCTTTGCAGAGTCATAAGATGCGACCTTCCATCCTCTCCAGGTGAGCTTCATAGGCATCACCATTGACGCGCAGATTTTGTGAATGTTCAAACCTATATCGGTCCCGAAGAACTTAGTCTCCAGGTATCTTGCATAGGGGATATTTTTCACATCGTACACACACCGATATCTTCGCCCTGGTGTCTTGATATAATCCACTGGCTTAGGTTCTGGTAGCGTGTCAGTAATGAATCTGATCTCCTCTAATTGCTTTTGTAGATCCTTTATTTTTAAAGAATCGATTTGGTTTTCTGTTTGGTTAGTCAGAATAGCCAAGGATTTAACGGCGATGTCAAGCTCTGTGTATTCCTCCTTCTTTAGGAGAACATTCTGGAGCTGGATCCACTGCCACACGGTTACGTCTTTCCAAGTCATATTGATTATAAATAGCGTTTAAACAAAATTGTATTTTCCAGTTCCAGCCTTAAAGTCTAGCTTCCTCCAGGCAAGCGCCAAAGCCATCACGCAGTCATCGTGGAATCCGCTAGGTGCTGAGTATTTAACCCCATTAGCTGAGTATTGATACTCGAAGATCTCGAGCTCTTCCTGGATCATTCCTGGAGGGTAGTGGATCTTCTCTTGATGGATCGCCACCTGCAAGCCTAGCATTAACTCTTGCTTCGATTGTGATGTGAACTTAAAGCCCTCAATTGCTAAACCTTCGCGCTGGAGTTGTTCGACTACTGGATCCCCTACACCCGTGCTATCGATCAGCATCGGTGCTCTGGGAAGCGTCCTGATCTTGTTCTGTGTGCTAGCCCAGTCGCTCTGGAATCGATCGAAATACGCGACGTTTCCGTTTGCATCCATTCCGATGATCACGGTCCAGTCACTATATTTCGCAAGGTCAATCCCGTAAACCTTCACGGGTTCCGATGACATCGCAGAAACACATTTGGAAAGCGCCTGAGATCCGAAAGGGTTCGCGCTATTCTCCGCAGGATTTGCGAGATATTCCTGCTGAAAAACTACCTCAGGCAGTGCAAGCCTAGCGCTATCGATCTCATCGTCTGATATATGAGGATTATCGTAAGAGGTAAACTTGAAAGACTCCCACTCTGGAGATGGATCAATCCCTTTTAGGAATAGAGAATAGAAAAAGTTTTTACCTTTAGGTGTAGACAAGAATATCGCCTTCCCTTGGTAATCGGTAAGCGTTGGACGAATCGCGTTATTCCAGCCATCTTCCAGATCAGGGATGAAGGACGCCTCATCGATGATCACATAGTGAAACTTTAAACCGCGGAGATTATCCAGGCGTTCACCAGTGAAGAACCTGATCGATCCTCCAGAGATTAACTTGAAGGTCAGATCGGATCTGTTCGGGATCGCTACGTTTGCGGGCATCAATAAGGCAAGCTCATCGAAGAACGCCTTCGCTAATAAATACGTCGGTGTAATGTACGCGACGCGCTTCCCTTGCATGGATTCCAAGCAAGTGATTACTTGACAGATCAAGGACTTCCCCCAGCGTCTGCCTGACATTAACACCTTGAACCTTGCTTTTGAGTTTAAGACCTTCGCTTGGTTAGTGTGTGGTCTAGGAAGTGTGATCTTCGTTTGCAAAGCTGATTATTACTTCTTGTTTTTCTTCATTCTTAGCTCGATCCGTCCACCCTAAGAGATTCTTAGCGTAGAAGATACCCTTCCCTTCATTAGCGACAATATCGGCCGCTAGAGCGCGAAACATTTCGTCGATCTGATTGACCTCTTTGTGTAGTGGATGATCAGAATTTTTCATAATGTTATACCAGTGCGATCGCTTGTAGAATTCTTCACCCTGGCGTGGGAGCCAGATCAATAGAAAGTAGCTGATCGTAGGCAAGTGGCGTTCACGGATGATCCTAACACCTGCCCCAGTTGCGACTTCCTTCGTAGAATCCAGGCAATAGTCGATATATTTATTCGCCCACTCCATGATCAGCTCAGATTCTCTGATCGTGGTGTCTGCTTTTTTGACTACTATCTTTTTCTTTGGTGTGTTCTCTTTCATTTTCTAAATAATAAGGTCCAATCTGTGGGTATTGTTAGGCGTCTTTCTAGCGTGTAGCCATACTCAGCGAAGAACTCGATCCATTCGTCGGTCTGTTTTATATTAATATGGCCCCACCAGGAGTCAAATTCTGGTGAAGTCGTGTAAGGAGTGGACGAAAAATACAAGTATTTAGCGTCAATGCTCTCCATGTACTCATTTATCTGCTCATCTGTTAGGTGCTCAAACACTTCGATCGTGACAATCATTCCGCATCGGTTTGGATAATCATCAAGTCCGTGCAATAATTGCCCCCGATTTTTAGCAAAAGCCTGGTGATATTGGTTTGGCTCAATGCCGTAATAGTTCACACCTTTGCTGACTAAGCACTCGCCTAGGGTTCCCATGCCTGCACCAATCTCGATTACGTTCTTCGCGTAGTTTTGGATGATGTTAGCTGTGCCGTCCATGAGCGCCCAATAGTCTGGATTGTCTGGCGTTACACCTATGCTGATCTCATGATCAAAGAACTCCTTTTCAGTTGCTTGCATTATCTATCTGGTCTAATTTTCTGATTGCCCACTCTATCCCCTCTGTCCCTCCCCAGGCGTCCCACATTAGGCCACCACATCCTTGATCGTAAGGTACGTCTTTATTTTGTTGATGACGTTTGAATGATGCCATCCGTGCAATCGTATCCCTGGAGATCGCCTCCTTATTTGCTAGCTGGTTAGCTCTGATCTTTCCGACCGCAGTCCCGCAAGATCCCCAGCCATTTTCCTCAGCCCACTTCAAAGCGCGCTTAGCGTTATCGACTGCGCCTTCTGGATAGTCTGTATAGGAATCTTCTGCGAACTTACCACCCGCCAGGATCGCCTGGTAGACTTCAGTTGCTTTCTCTTTGGTGTCGTAGATGCAAGCACCTTCACCAATTCGATACTTTCCATTTGAGCACAAAATTACGGGCATGATTTCATTCGATTAGTTTTGAGTAAATAGCAAATCTGCTAGCGTTAATTTTGAAGATGTCGTAATGCTCGCGGACAAATTCCCCGTTTGCCTTACCATAGTCCTCGCGCATCTGCTTACTGAACGCCATTCGTTTGATGTCGCGCTCCCAGTTATCCACTTCGAAGATTGTAGGGATATCGTCATAAGGTGCTCGCTTGTAGGTCAGGATCGGGATGTTCTTAGCTCCTGCCTCCAGTGCCTTAAGGTTTGACTTTAGACGATTGAATTTGTTATCCAATAAAGGAACCAAAAGCATATCAGCTTCAAGGTAAAAATTCATGTATAGATCCACTGGTAAGGATTCGATGATCTTGTAGTCAAGGTTCTCATTGGCAGTGTATAGATTTGCCATCTGCTTCCAGTGCCACTCGTTGAAATTATTCCATCCACATAGAAGCATTCTGGCGTTCTCTCTAAATACCCTGGACTTCGCTAGCTCTGCGATCGGTTGCTTGAGTTGCTGGATGTCTGGATAGTGAGTGATGGATCCAGTGTGAGCGATCGTGACTTTCTCATTCTCCTTTTTTACATCTGTAAACTGATCCTTATCAAACGGCAAGGCATTAGGTAGAATCTCGCAATTTTTGTTTATTTGGATTATCTCTAAATAAAGTCGATTGTGAGTCGTTGTAACCAGGTCCGCGTACTTAATGTAGTCACGAATAATCCTAGTAATCCCAAGCTTGCGATAGGTCCCAGCGCTTAGGTGCTTGTCAAATAGGATCCAGTAGTCATCGATATCGATCACCAATTTAAACCCAAACTTCGCTCGCCACTCCAGGAGCTGAAGAAGTGGAACTGATTCCAGGAACCGATTCACCACTACGACGTTGAAGTTCTTCTCCTTCAATAGGTCCTCTGTGATCGTGTCTGTAATCAGGCAGTATTCCTTCTCCATGATCGACAAAGGAAGCGCCAGTCTGTGGTAGGTTACGCCACTATTTTGACTTCCTACTGCGAGAATTCGAAGTTTTGATTTTGTCATTTGGTTGGTTGGTTTGGTTAGTCTGGATCACTGCCTCCGCTTGCTTGGATGCCATGACGTTTTCGTAGTGATGCTTCAATCGCTTGAGCATGTCAAAGACACATCCACCACACCAGGCGTTTAGGACGTAACTAGGATCGAGCGATCGTTTGTAAATTTCGTGGTATTCATTTAGGACCGCGTGATCCAGGTTTCGAGTGTATCCCAGGGCCACCGATTCGAAGTTGATGATATTGTCCTGGATGAATTTGATGTCTTGATCTGTCATTATAATTTCATTAAAAGTCTGTAAACGATGGCGCATATTACACCAGCTCCGAACGTGATCGCTATGACCTCAGACAAAAGCACTGGAGCCCACATCAATCCCAGCGCTACCCAAAAGCCTAGGCAAGGCGCGCAGTTGAATGGCTTGAAGTTTAGCTTTAGATCCAGGTGCAAGTTATTCATCTGGAAAAAAGTGACAAAGGCCACCGAGGCAAGGAGTTGAATCATACGATCTCGATTTTATAGAGGGCTTCCTGCACCTCCAGGTGATAACATTTATCGTCCATCCTGGTGCAATAGTCCAGGAACTTCTGGCAAACAAACAGAGCGCACTCTCGCGCCATTAGTTTAGATCCAGTAAAGTAAAGGCAGTTATTAAACAGATCCTTCGCGAATTCATCGGGCTTCTTATTCATCCTTGAGTTTATTCTTAATTAGCGAAATCGTCTTGACTATGGATGGATAAGGAATCCGAGTCTTTCGGTGTAGCTCCATTTGATTAAAGTTTGAAGCGACGTATTGATCAAGCAAGGTGTTCTCGTACCAGCAAAGATCTTTGCGCCTCTCGTCCAGTAAATCGAATAGCTTCTCTTTCTCGTCTTTCCGATCGTCGATCTGGTCCGCTATATTGTCGATCTCCTCGATTGACTCAAACTTCGCCCGAAAGTTTTTAAAGAATGGCTGATTCATCCCAGTGCTTCTGATCATGTTTAGCATGGCTCTGACCAGGTAGAACTTGAGCGCATTATTCTCATAAAGGTTCCAAAACTTTTCATCGCTTAGAGTGCAAAGTGAGATGAACATCTCTTGCCTAAGATCGTCGCGGAGGCTAGCCGGTTGCATTTTGCGCAGGGCTTGACTTATATCTTTGGACAGATATAACTCCTCGATTATCTCGTTTCTAGTCTTCACTATAAATCCTCTGGTAGGTTTGCGATGTAAGCCTCCACCTCTTTAACGATTCGCTTTGTATTTTCGATTTCGTACTTGAGATATTCAGCCGCCTTCTCTAAGTCCTTGAGACGGTCCTCTTTCTTTCCAGCTCGAAGGACATATTTTACGACGTTACCTAGGGAGAACCCAAGCCCAAAAGCCTCGATCACATCGATCGCCTGGAGTCCTCCCTTTCCTTGATAGTGGTCTGGCTTGACCACCTGCTCAGCGTTACTATTCATTTTCTTTTCGTTTGGTTATGCAAAGCTTAAAAAAACTTTTTTAAAATTCCAAATTTATACCATAATTTTTTAGAAGGATATTGAGCTGAGTGTTTAGCCCTTCGCTCTTTGTCTCATTCATTTCTGTCATCTCCATGCCTAGGCGAAAGAATAACATCATGAGCTTCCCAGCGTCCAAGTACTGATCTGTCACCTCTCCGCTTGGATCGCCTTTGTAAATGTCAGACTCTATCTTGAGTAGTTCATCCAGGACGCTCTTGGATTTCATCTTCAGAGACTGGCGATTAAATATCGAAGGTCTGAAGTCAGCCTCGATGTGATCGATCAGCGCGTTGATTAGTCCGGCATAGATTACAATCGTTTCCTTTTCTTTTAGTTTTTTCATTGGTTTTGATTTAGATAGTCCTTTATTCTTTTGGTCCTCAGGAACGCAGCCCTTCGCTCCGCTCCGTGGTTATTTAGTATCCGCAATAGATTAATTCTAAGCGATCCATTTACGTCGTTGATAACAACACCGGGCAAGGAGATAGATCGTGTCTCTCGTGTCAGTTGTGACTCGATCCAGGCGATGCAAGCCTGATAATTAGCTGGCAGATTTTTGTTAGTGTCCAATTGCGTAGGTTTCCTGGTAGTAATTTTCATCTGAATCAATTAGATGTTCTGCATCGCTTTCGCCTTCTAAATATGCATTCTTTATCTGATGTTTCTCCATTTCTTTGGCTTGATCGATAATATATTTGTTATCATTATAAAATGCTATAGCATGGAATGATCCATTCTGTGTAGCTAATTGCTCCACAAGCCAATCTACTGCCGTTTGTTTTTTAGGGATACCAATATTCATATCTGCATTACTTGTTTGCGTTATTTTAATTTGTGGCTCTTTTGAAAATGAATATTCTTCTCCGTTTTGTTTATAATACCTTATTTTATTTTCCATTTTATTTTTCGTTTAGTTTTTTAATCTCAAACTCAATCCTAGGATTTTCCTTGTCGATGTGCTTCCTCATGACAAGCACCTGACAGAGCCGATCGTTTTTGATAACGCCCGACGTTTGTAAGCAGTCCAGGATTACCTTCGCTGAATTGTCAAGGTCCGATCGATTAGACTGAAAGTAGACGTCGATCCAGATTTGGAAGGGAACCTCGACAGATTCATTATCCTTCAAGTGTTTTTTAACCTGCCATTCAAAGCTAACCTCGTAGCTCTTAAGCTCTACAGATTTAAAAAGGCGATTATTTGCGATTCGGTAGCCGTTTGACTTGCTAGGAACCTGGCCTAGGATTGTGATCATTTTAATAAAATTGATTATAAAATTGTTCTGCGTCATCTTCTGAGCATGGATATAAATCTGCTCTATAAGCGTGAAGAATCTCGCTTTTATGCATCTCTAAAGCAGTTGATTTTAATCGCTCTAGTTTTTCTTTATTATCAATATAAAATTGAATCTGAGTGATTAACCACTCGATGGAACTTTTTTCTTTCATAGCTTAAAATTTAGATTCTTCAAACTCATTTTTAATCGTATTGATCGCGCTCGTCTGAGTGGATACCTGATAAGCTCTCAGCTCATCAAATGAATCCGCGATCCTATTCGTAGTCACATCGACATATCGATCGATCGTGCAGGTTTCCCCATCTCGATTTTTTAGGATCACATAGTTGAGGATATTATCGTCTGGTGCCTTTGGCATATTGTTAGCCCTGGCGTCTGTGTACTTGTAATAGTCATCCCGATAGAGACCGATCACCGCGATCGCGTCCTGCTCTACGTTCCCGCTTGATCTGATATCCGATAGCTGAGGAAGTCTTGAAGATCTTCCCTCGATTCCCCTGGATAACTGAGACAAGGCGATGATCGGAATCTTTAGTTTCCTTGTTAGCTTCTGGATCTTATTTGATACAGACGAAACCTGAGCGAAGTCTGACTGATCCTTTAGCTGATTGTCTCTAATTAGTTGCAGATAGTCGATCACTACGATGTCGATTTTATTCCGCTTAGCTTCAGAGGTCAGGATCATGGACAGATAGTTGATGTCGCGATTATCTGAGTCATAAAAGAAGATCGGTAAGGATTTAAGGATCATCGCGTTTGAGTTCCTGATTTTCAGAATATCATCTGGCTTGACTCTGTTCGCTTTTAGATCAGAGTATTTATATTCATGATTTTCTGAGCTGATAAGGCGAAACATAAGCGATTCTTTAGGCATCTCTAGGCTAAGGAATAAAACTCTTTTTCCAGACTTAGCAGCGCTCTTAGCGTGTTGTAATCCTACGATAGTCTTTCCCATACCTGGACGCCCAGCGATCACCGTCATTCCTTCCTGAAATCCTCCAAGAATATAGTTCAGGTCCCTAGATCCAGTATCGATCCCTGAGAATTTTATCTTTCCAGCATTTTCTTCTAGGCGATTGATCACATCGTCGTATAGATTAGCGATGTCGAACACCTCTGTCGATTCGATAGATCGCTCTAGTGAGTCCATCTCCTTCTCGATGATCGTCTGTAAGTCTGAGACTTCTTTGTTATCGAGGATCGCTGCCTGGATCTTGAATGCCAGATCGTGAAATCTTCTCTTACCTTCTGTTTCTTTTAGCAAATAGCAGGAGTCCTCTAAGTTAATCACTCGGTCTGGCATTAATTTCAGGACAAGCTCCGAAGAAATTCCTTTCTCTTTTTCTTTGCTTTTAAGGACACGAAATACATCTGCTCTAGTGATCCTCTTATCTTCTAGCGATAGTTCCTTAAACGCCAAATATGACGCCTTAAATAAAGTGTCAGTAAACGATTCAGCATTGATTATTTTGTCAGCCTCCGAAAATAAGTGAGGATAGCTGAGTAAGTGAGCGATGATATCCTTCTCAAGGTGTAGATCGCTAAGGTTTAGTTTTAAAGCCATTCTTGATTTATTATAGGTTTGTCATTCAAAGGTAAAATATTATTTTGATTTCTTCCTAATCCTGGAAGCTCATCGTTGAAGCACTTCCCATTCAGATAGGTAAGTGGATTCTTTCTGTATTGAACATCTGGCTTAGACTTAACGTAAGCCTCAACAGTTGTATTGATTTTTTCAATCTCATCCTTGGTCAATTTATTCCAAGCCTTTTCGCATTTAACCCTATCGACTTTCTTTCCGTAAGCATTCCAGAATTTCTCAAAATCAGAATCGCTCTTTATATTGTTAATAGGTAAATTTGTAGTATTGTAAGATTGTATATCTATACTAGCAGTGCTTTGGACTTGCTTTGGTACGTGCTTCGACAATGCTTTGTCAAGTGCTTTGGTGTTTGCTTTGGTAAAATTTACCAGAGCAATTACGTTGCTTGAGTATTGATTTTTAGACTTTTCAATTAAATCTATTAAACCAATTTCAATAAGATCCATTAAAGCAGTGTGATAAGTTTTGTAATTTTTTATACCTACTGCTTCCATTACCATAGTAGTAGGAAGTCCAAATTTTTCTTTCCATCCTAATCGGTTGCAATGTTCAATAGCAAAGAAATAAATTGCTGCATGATTAGGTTTTAATCTATCAGGATTCTCAAATGAATAATCCCAAAAGTTTCGAGTTAATGAGTATATATCCATTTTAATTTCTTGATCTATTATATAAAATTCCGCCTAATTTTTGCAATGCCTCTACTGCACTTTCTTTATTCCCTCTAAAATATTGATCGTATGCAATGTCAATACAATCAAGTATCTCAATTAATCCATAATTTTTAAGGAATTTTGAAAAATATATTTCTGGATGTATTATCTCAAATCCAATAAATTTACTATTCCAATATTTAGATATTTGATTAAATTGATAATTGGAATCTTTCTTTAATTCATTTCGCCATTCAAGAATCATTTCAAGTTGCTGTCTTCTAATGTTAAGCTCCTCTATTTGAATCCTCTGTTTTTCTACCACTGAATTATCAGAAAGCTTCCTATCTGATTTCCCCCTATTACAAACAAAGCAGCTTGTAATAAGATTTAATAAATCATTATCTCCTCCATGTTTAACTGGATTAAGATGATCTATCTCTAGGATAGCATCTGGAGCTTTAGCCCCACAATACTGACATGTGAATGAGTCTCGCTTAAATACCTCAAAGCGAGTTTTCTTGGTAATGCTTTTTCTTTTTTGCATCATTACAATAAAAAAAAGCCGACTTGCGTGGAAGAGCAAAATCGGCTTCGGTTTTTTAAACCCTTAAAATAACCCGATCGCTTCCACTCGCTCGGCCTATTGTGTTCTCAAATTTAAAACAAAATTTTTAAATAACAAATTATTTCTAAGAATTTAACAGCTCCGTTAATCGCTGGATCTCTGCCTCCGCTTCGCTGATCTTATCAAGGATCAGATCGAAAGCTTTGACCTCTGGATTGTAATACTTCATGATCTTAGAATAATCCGAAATCGTTTGCTGTTCGTGTGCGATTCGCACGTTTACGACAGCGTGAAAGCATTGGTCCTCTAGTGTCATTGTCTTTCCTTTATGTGACTAACTACCTCGCGCCAGTACGTCGCGTCTAGTCCGTCGATGATTCTATTTTTAATGATCAGCCTGGAGTTTTCCAGTGCTTCTTCTAAGACGTATTTCATCTGAATCTTGCCGTATTGCTTTAGATGAGTTTCGCTGATATAGTTGATTATATCGTCTGATTTTTCTTTTGGTGTCATAGCTTCTCTATTTCTTGTTTAACTTCTTGCCAAAATTCTGTTAGGTAAATATCAAATTGCGTGAATCCATCATTATTCAATATCTCATCTACTGCAATTAAAGCACATTCTTTGGCGTGTTTAAATATGCTATTAACGCTTTGTTCGTATGTAAAATAAACCCAATATTTACGATATAGTTCTTCTGCTTTTTCTTTAGGTGTCATTGTCTTACAAATTTATGATATCCTCTCTTATATCTGCCCAGTGGCTAAGATCTAAATCTCCTAAAGCAATCGACTCTAAGACGATCTCTGTCGCTAGGATTGCGGAAGCGATTGCCTCCTCTTTGTTTTTCTTGATTTGTGGGTGCGCTTCCTGGAAACGCTTCACTAAACTTACTGCAAATTGTTTTCTTGTCATTTTATTATTTTTTAGCTATCTGTATAAGTTTATCTATACAAGCATTCTCTGCTTCTTCATAAGTATTATATGGTCCATCTCCATAATTTTCACATTCTTCTTCTTTTTTATCTACATATAAAACATAGTCATACTTTAACCCATCTTCATAAACTAATTCAATAAATGAATTTTTATTATACTTCTCCCTAAACCATCTAAATACTTGTTGTTTAAGTGCACAGACAATTGCTCCATTGC